AACAATTGAGAAGCGGCTTGCCGCACTGTCCGAAGACGAAAGAAAAGAAATTGAATCTATAATTCAAGATCTTAAGGCTGTCCTACAAGGCAAGGAAATAAGTGAAGACGTTGTGAAAAAGCTCAACAACGTCTCCATGTCTGTGGGCAATATGAAAGATAACTTTATGTGGCGTCTATTGCGTGCCGCCAAACAAAATCATATGCTATAGAGAATCATCTTCCCTGTATGGGTACAGCCCCCAACCCATGTAGTCTAGCACTAGAAGATCGTCAGTAGCCGTACCAGAACTCTTAGTAACTAACCCCGCACCAAACCTTCTAGTAGTCCCCGAGGGGACGTTGGTGTTTATAAGTTCTGAAGCATGTACTGTACTTTCGTCCATATTAGTTATCTTAAATACCACACTAGAGCTACCATTCCACCAAATTTGAGCCTTGTATACAGTATCAACGGACAACGAGTAGCTAGTCCCCGTGGTTCTGGTAGAGTTATTGGATGTTTCGGGCGTCATGTTTCCACTGTTATCAATTAGGAAATAAGTTCCGTCTACACCCGCTGTGGTATTGGTTGCATCATCGTAAAACCCTAACTTAGCTGTTTTGTTTGTTAAATCATCTGGGATAGCAAAAATACACTCAAAGAATAGGTTCTTTCTTGGAGCAATCCTATCAAGAGCTTGTGTGTCCCATCTATAACCTGAGTTGGCGGTGGTGCTTGATCTAAGAAGGACAGCACCCATCATTTCAGCATACAGAGCCGCTGCCGGACCTCCTCCGGTTGTGCCAGAGTTAATAGCAGCCCCAAGCCAAGGGCCATTAATTCTAACATCTGCTGAGTGGAAATCACTCTCATACCATCTGAGCTTTTTCTTATTACCCCAAGTAACTGAATTAGAACCCCTACTTTGAAGAACCTGTCCTCCCGCTGTAGGGTGTGTGGATCCCGTCCCCCCATTTGCAGTTAGAGTGTTGTTTACAGTTATTGCTGAAGCGAAGGTCACTTCATTGTTGACGCTAGTAGGTACATCATTTGTTCTTCCTGGACCGAGAACAATAATCTTTCCATTACTAGAGTCTACTCGCTCAACAATACCTATATTCTGCACTAAATCAGAGGTCGCAGTAGGTCTTACATTTGTCAAGCCTCCTGTAGGAGCAACATAAAGAGTGTCCTGTAAAGCAAACCCTGGAGTTTGAGTATCAATCTTATCAGCCACACCAAAAGCGTCAACATACCCCTCAATACCATCATCTAAGTCTTCAGAAAGAACTCCAATAGCGGGCATGGCAGAAGCAACAGAAGCTGAAGCAGCACCAATTTCTATTTTCCCCGCAGCACCTGATCCCACAAAACCCTTAATGTAGACTGGCGTTCCCGCAGTAAGAGTAGAACCATGCTCGTTTTTACACGCAATATGGTTAGCTCCAATCGTGTTACCAACAAGGTGAGTAGAACCACCCATGTTGATGTCTGTATCGAAATCAATTTGACAGTCGGCGTCTGCACTTAAATCTGCACTTTCTAGGTGAACTTTGCTTAGATTTGGTACATCCCCAGGCTTGCTTCCCTTAATTAGTACAAACGCTCCATCAGTTCCATCATCCTCAAGCCTTACATCAGATTCACCAAAAGCTGATATCTCTAGTGGGACTGAGTTTCTTCCTAGTGCGACACGGCTCTTGTCATCAAACTCTAGGAGGGTTTTAGTTGCACCTGAGCTTGTAAATGATCCTGAGAAATCTAAAGTATTTCCACCTGCAACGCTTGCAGAGGGACCAAAGTTGTAAGTTACATCTCCAGACGGGGCAGTGAAAGTTAACGGGGTCCCAGGCGGTCCTGCTTCGCCCGCAAACGCTGCTGTTCTATAAAAGAAGTTAGTTCCGTTAAAGACAAGAAAGTCACCTTCTGCCGCCGAACCATTAATACTTGCGTATGTATACGGTGGAGATCCTCCTGTTATCTTTAAAGCACTGGCTTCTTGCGTATCACCTCCTCCTCCTCCAGTTCCCCAACTACCTGAGTTGTCGAATACGGTATCTCTTGTTCTATTCCAGACACCATTCGCAGAAGCATTTACGTCATTATAAGTGCTATCCCAATTACCTGAAGTGTTGTTTACACTTGTATAAGTGCTATCCCAATCACCTGAAGTATTGTTTACACTTGTATAAGTGCCTTCCCAATTACCCGACGTATTACCTACACTTGTATAAGTGCTCTCCCAATTAGTAGAAGAATCTAATGAAGCAGATACGTTGGAACCAACAATATAATCTTTTGTATCTTTTACTTTTACAAAATCTTCGGTGGTGTACTGAGTAAATTCACCGCCCCCCAGTGCAGAACCGACATAAAATAAATCCATTTCGGATACGAATGCTACATTATCTTTTCCTGTAATTCGCAAAGCTTCAGCGGATAATCCTTGAGCAGTACCTATTTTTATAGTATTTCCCTCAGGATCTGAGGGATTGGTGGTGTAAAGGACCTTCTCTAAAGCAGATAACGCTTCTGCTTTGCTAAAGCCATCCCCTCTATCACCCGAGAGTGTCACCATTACCCCAGAACCAGTATCCACCACTCCTGACACAGCCTGAGTGTCGTCAGCTAAAGTGTATAGCGAACTGTAAACGGTGGCGGGTACATCGGCTTGAGTATATTTTGCAAAAAGTATGTCTTCTCTTCCGATTAATCCAGCAGATAAAGAAGAAATATAACCAATTCCGGGTTGTAGTTTTAGGGAACTATTTCTAAGAGGTCCTCCAGCGAGCGTTAATGTGTCTCCACTATCATTAGCACATGTAATCGCACCCATCCCAGAAAGTAGTATTGTATCCCCAGTAGGGTCTTCAGTCCTAACCAATCCATTAACAGAAACAACTCGTACTTTTTCGTCTAATCCTCTTAGGCTAGCTGCTCGAACCATGCCGTTAGCTTTTGCGCCCGATAACCCAGAAAGAATACCTGAGCCGTCTTCTAAGAGTGCGCTGAGAGAACTTACAGCCGAAATATCTCCAGATACCGAAGATAGTTCCTGTAATCCACTAACAGAACTTACTGAATTCCATGAAGTGGAGTTGTCGTACATAACTCCACTTATTTCTGAAATGGCTGAAATATCCGCAGATACGTCAGCCAATGCACTTAAACCGCTGACAGCACTTACACTGTTCCACCCGTCAGAGCCATCATAAATTACTCCACTAATTTCTCCAATAACGGAAACATCAGCGGATACACCCGATAATTCCTGTAATCCACTAACGGCACTTACAGAATCCCAAGCAGTATAGTTACTGCTTACTTTAGAGCTACTGACGATAAATACAGTGTCTTTAACGTCTTGGGGCATTAAGCTAGACGTTAAATTATCTGTGTCGTTAGACGCGATCAAAGTCGGTCTATTTAGTTCATCTGTTTGTACAAATAGTAATGATGATAGTTCCGCCATAACACTCCTCCGTCTTTATGTAGTGCTATAAACTAGGAGGAGAACTTTTGTTCACGATCACTCAACGCCAAACTCGCCGCCTAATTCTTTAACAATTTCTCCAACAACCTTATCAATATCAGCAAGATCGTCTATAGCCTCTTTTTCCGTTTTTACTTCCGGCATTTCCGCTACAGGCTCTAAAGATTCTTTAGCCTCTTCATCAGCCTTCTTTACCTCATCTTCTAAAGGGTCAGTGGGCTTTTCCTCTGGCTCTGTGGCCTCAGCAACATCTTCTAAGTTTTCGTCGCTCTCATAATCAGCATCCTTTTCTGAAAGCTGCTCTTCAATGTTATTAACTAGATTTTTGATGTCAGAAAGTTGTCCCGTAATTCTTTTAAAGTCCACTTTTGTTGCAGATCCTTCTTCAAGAACTGCGTCATAGCCAGCGGAAACAAACATCTCCAAGAGGAAGTCGTTTACATCAATGCATTCTACACCATGCTTTCCTTTTAGACTTTGTGCCATTTCAGAAAGAACTCCCTTGAGTACACTTCCTTTGGGAGCAAGTCTAGACAATGCCTCAAAAATAACAACCTGAGTATTAGCTAGACTTTTGAAGGAAGCGGGGTCCTGTAGATTTTGGATATTAACTCCATACTTTTCGTTTATATTATTTATAAATACTTCTTTTACGTCCTTCTTGTATTCAAAGATTCTAGAAGAAAACTCCTGAATATCTTTTTCCGTAACACCTAAAGCTCCATCCACGGTAGCAAGACATTTAGAAAAAGTCTCGAACAAGCTTTTCTTAGAAGCAAGCGCGAGATAAGGGACTTCCACAAGAGCCTCACTTAGAGCGCCTACTGTAGCTTCTGCATCTTCAAAAATCATGCTTGCAAGGTTCTTGATCGTAGGGGCGCTGGCCCAGACCATTTCGAAGTCCCTCTTAGATTCCAGGATCTCTTTCTTGATAAGCTCTTGGCGGCAAACCATCTCGTAGATAGATTCGTTAACACCTTTGTTAAGGCTATACTGGCCCTCTTCTTCTAACTCTTGTAGCGTAATTTTCGGGAAGTTGAACGCTTGAGAAACTGAGTTAGATAGGTTGACGGCATTCCTGATGTCAGGAACCTGGATTATTTTTTCCAAGTTCTCTGAAAGGAAGGAGGTTAGCTGGGGATTTACTTCAATAAGATTTTGGAAAGCTTCCGACTCTACAATCTTCTCGGTTTCAGCTAGTTTAGAGCACTGCTCATGAAGTCTCTTTTGAACTCCAGAAAGCTTGAGTCTGTTCTCCCAAAGCGTGAGAATATCCGTGAAGCTGTCGTCGGCTTCGCCATATTCAGAATAATGAATGTTCTCTATAAAAGAATGCATCTTTTCATTAACAAACCCATCAAAAGTCTCTTCATCATCAAATACAGACGAGTCTTGAACTTTAATGTTAGTTAAGCTAACATCCTCAGAAATACTGAAGTTGCCAGTAATAACTTTACCTCCTTCGGTAAGGTAGGTAACCTGATCGTTATTCCCGTCCATGCTGAAAAGCATAACATTCTCTCGGATTGATCTGCCGATGCAGTCACCTAACTTTACAAGGTGGGTAATGGTCTTATCTCTCTCCTCAAATAATCTTGAAAACATTTTTTTATCTCCGTTTAAGTTATATAGATTAGCTTTCTAGTAGCTCCTCAGCTTTTTGCTTTTGTTTTTCCACAATTCTGTGCATTACTTCTTTTGCTTCATCATCCAAGGTGCGATTTAGCATAAATTCAACTGGTGTCTCGGTGCTTTCATTCGCTGTAGGTGGAGTATTTTCAGTAGACTCCATGCCTGGGCCTTGATCAGCCGCCATCGGAGCGCCTTGTGCTTGGGCATCCATAGCCATCTGCTCTTCTTGCTCCTTTTTCATTTCCTGAATAGTGCGATCTGCTTCTTCATCGGTCATATCAAAGTATTCTTTGTATAGATTCTTTTTCGGAAGAAGCTGAAGTCCTTGTGCAGCCTGAATAACTCGAATCTTCTGCTCATCCAAATCAAGCTTTCTCTTAGCAGACATATCAGAAGGCTCAGGAAGCCTAATTCTAAGCTTCTTGATTAAGCTCGCAGGGAATCCACGAAGCTGTAGGTGTCTTTTGGCTAGGTTCTCTAGACCAGTCTCAACGTCAACTTGAACCCGCTGAATAGTTCTAGCAAACTTAACATCTAGCTGAGATAGGTTGGCCTTTCTTTCTGGGGACTTATCTTTTTCTACGAGGTAGTCTTTCGGAACCTTGAGAGCCGCAAGAAGCTTATCCCTGTAGTATCTAACATCCTCAATCTCTCCAAGGTTGGTAGCCCCAGGGAGGGTCTCAATCTTTGTTCCCTTACCATTCTTAGTGGCGACGAAAAAGTCTTCATCTAGAGACATAGGGTTATACCTAGCATTGACCGTGGAGTTATTTCCTTGGTAGAACTTCTCCTTCTTGAACTTCTGCTTGATACGCTCAATGAACATCTCAGCTTTGCTAGTAGGCAAGTTACCTGTGTCGATATAGAAGATACGGCGCTCAGGGGCGCGAGAGAGGCGATAAATCATCATCGCATCTTCCATCATCTTGAGAGACCGGAAGATTCTGTGGCACAGAGCGGCAATGGATTTTCCATAAGGGTAGAAAATAGGGTCTGATGTATGGAGTCGGAAGTGTACAATTTGGTGCTTATCAAGCTCAATATACTTAACGGGTCTTTGGTTTCCTGCCCCATTGTACATGACATCCATTACGTCATCAGAAGGGATCTCCTGTAGGAACTTCTTCAAATACCCGAACTCATTCTCTACCCTAAGAAGATAATTAGGATTAAGAACTTTGAGCTTCTTGATACCTTCTTCTGGCTTCTCCACATTTAGAATCATTTCAATGAAGCAATCACCATACTTCACTGTGTTTCTGACGATATCCCAAAGAATTTTGTCTAGCTTTATATCGGAAAAGAATGATTCTACCTCATCAACAACCATAGTGTTTTCTGAGTCCACGTTCCACCTCTCTCCTCTATTCCCTCTTTGGGTGGCATCGTCAGCATAAATGTCAAACGCTGCTCCCACCTCAGGGTACTCGTCCATCTCCTCGTATTCTCTGTACCTCTTCTTTCGGTTTAACTCGTTTTGAGGAATTATAGGGTTTCTAACTATACCCCCTATGGCAGGTCCATCTTTTCCAGGAGTATCTTTTAAAACCCCAGTAGACTTTATTGTATCTCCCGTTAGAGAGGTTACCTGCCCTTGATCTAAAGCTTTCTGTACCGCTGGTTGCGCTTTAGTGGCGAAGAACTTAGCAAAGAACCGTCCGATAGGCCCAGTAGGCGTGTAGTAGGTTCCTGATCTTCCCGCAGAACCACCAAAGTTCGTATACCCGCTTTCGTTTACAGGCTCCTCGTTATTTTCTTCTATTTTATCAGCCATCTGTAGTCTTCCTTGCTCATAGCTCCATGAGCGGTCTTGATATTAGCGATGTAGGAATTTGTTATCGGCAGAGGCGCATCTCCAGGCAACGGCCTCGTACCCATGAGTTCCATAGGCGTAGTATCCAACAAGTTTTTGTAAGCATGGACAGAGAGGGCAAGACTCATAACAAGATCATCATGATACCCCTTTTCTGCTTGAACTTTACCATTCTCACCAAGGATAAAGGTAAAAAGCTCGTCGCAGGTCCGAGTAGAGTTGATTTTGATTAGATCAGTTCTGATTGCCTCTTCCAACTCTGCCAAGATACTCTCTCTATTTTTTGCTGTGATTTGAAACCCTATCTCTCCCTTGTCGTCGGCCCATAAGTTCTCATACTCATAGACGTTGTAGAGCCAGTCAATCAAGTTGTTTCCAATCGTGTTTCGCTCACAAATAATGTGGGCTGTATTATATAGCATACCTTCGTTAGCTAATATTTGAGCAAAATCATTTATCGCTGTCCTATTAGAGTAGAACTCGGCAACCTGCTGACCATTATACATGTTTATTATGTGAAATGCTGAATAATCTCGATCCCTACCCAGAGAAGTATCACAGGCAATCAGGTAACTGTAGTGCGGCTGAGGATCTTGCCACACGCGCATACGGTTGTTATACTTTGTAAAGTATTCCTCGCTAGTCTGTTGAGCTACCTCTTTTAGGATTTCTCCTTCAATGTAGGTGTCTCCAGTACCTAAGAAGCTACATTCGTACTCTTGGAGCCACTGTTTCGTGGGCATGTTGGCCTTTGTGGTTTCCTCCCACTTGTGGATATCCAACTCAGCCTCAGCCATCTTTTCGTATAAGTGCTCAAACCCTGGGGTGAAGTTATACTCTGGGTGTTCTTGCCATCGAATATCTATGGGGTGGAAGGAGTTTTCCCCATCCAAGGCTTTTTGATAAACTTCATGATACCAGTTACCGATACCGTTGACAGTAGAAAGCACGAAAGCACGACCACCTGTAGAAATGATCGGATAAACAGCAGCCCAAATAGAATCAATATTTTCAATGAATGCAGCCTCATCAATAATTAGTAGGGATCCAGCAAGTGATCGACCAGACTGTTTACCAGAAGGTCTAGATTTAATTACAGAGTTTGTTTGAAGCTTTAGCGTGTGTTTGTTATCCTCTATGATTCCAGGCTTCAGAAAGTCTGGAAGCTCGTCATACATGAGTTTAATCCTGTCTAGTACCTCGGTAGACTCAGCATCGCCCTTAGAAAGGATGACTACCGACTTATGCTTCTGGAATATGATAGTCCACAAAGACCAACCTGCTGCAATAGTGGTGCATCCAGCCTGACGAAACTTACGCAAGATGTTGAATCTATACTCTTTTAGATCACCCAGAATCCTTTCTTGAAAGGGATACAATTTGAAGGGGACTAGACCTCGAACTGGGTGAGTTACTTTGATGTAGTTTGATATAAAATATACCGGGTCGTCGGCACACTTTTTAAATTCTCGTAATAATCTTTCGTTTTCCATGAAAAATCCTTTTATATAGTATATTATAGTATATGAACACTTACGCTGTAATATGTACTAGAACAAAGGAAGATATTTCTCCGGTTACACATAAACTACTGAAGTATTTTTCTAATTTAGAAATATCTTCCTTTGTTATGTGTAAACAAGAGTCCATCTTTCGGGCTTATGACTTAGCGTTTAAAAAGATAGATCCTGAACCAGACGATCTAGTTATCTTCTGTCACGACGATATAGAAATAAGCGATGCCCCAGAAGATTTTATAAATAAGTTAATTGAAGAAACCGAAAGTGACGATGTAGGTTTTGTAGGTGTAGCAGGGACCAGCATTCTAGAAAAAGATGGTGTATGGTGGAATAAGGATAATTGGAGGGCTGGAAAACATAGAGGTCGTGCTTACCACATACACCCAAACAAAAAAACTCCTGTAGAGACGCTTTACGGCTTTCCAGGACAGGTAGTTGTTCTTGATGGCTTATTTTTAGCTGCTAGAGCAAAAACAGTAACCCGAGTTGGTTTAGAGAAGCCAAAATACTTCGAAGGTGATTGGGATTTCTACGATATTCACTACACATCCAGAGCTTTTCAGCTAGGGTTTACAAATAAGGCCATAGATATAAAAATTGTTCATCACTCTTTAGGCGAAGTAGTCGGCAGAGACTCTTGGCACAAAAATAGAGAGGCATTTATCTCAAATACTGAGTTGCCTCTCCAAATAAAAGAGTAACAGCGGCAAAAATCAGTCCTCAGACTGCTTCTTAGCTACTTTTTTTGTTTTCCTTTTTGGTTTTTCTAGCTTTTTCTCCTCAGAAGCCTCTTCTACAACCTCTGCAACAGGCTCTAAGGCTTTAGGGGCCTCAACTGGAGTCTCTTCTTTAGAACGAGGGCCGTACTTGGCTTCTAATTTAGCGTATCTAGGTGATCCTGGGGCAATCTTCCCAGCTAGGTATCTTCTTTTAAGCATTTTAATTTATCCTATCGTTACGATTTTGGTGTTTGAAGTTCTTTCCGAACTTTCTCTTATTATCTAGTATGGTAAGGTAGGTAAGTTTCTTTCTAAAGTCTTCTTGCTTCTCAAAAAACTTACCGTCCTTGTTTCTGTATTGTTTTCTACTGAGGGTTTTACGCCTCAAGAGTAACTCTCCAAAAAGATCAAAGAGGTCTCCTTGAAATCACCGTACCAGTCCGAGCGTCAATCTTAAGCTCTTCATCAGGGCAGTGCATGGAGAAGGTGCCAGCACCATTGACCTTGCCAGAGACACCTGGGGCGTACACATTACGCAAGGTAATCATCTTGGAAAGAATCGTGGGGTCGTCCACATAGGAGTCTACTTTCAGTCCCGGATGACCTCGGCTGTTGTTCCTCATAAGGAACACGCAGTCTTCGATTACAAGGTCCTCGAAGGACCGCAGCGAAAGAATAGACCTATCGGGCGTCGTGTAATCGTAGAGGTTATTCTTAAGCTCGATTAGCTTTGTCTGACAACCTCCACTCCAATTGCTTCCGTC